GTATCGTAGCGAGCATCATAGGCAGCTTGTGTTTCGTAACCCTCTGCTTCCTTGTCGAAGATTCTCTGGCTCATGTTTGGGTTTGCATACCGCATGTCGCTAAAATAACGTTGCCCACTACTGCCCGGCCTGCGCGTAGGGTCGTAAGTGCCCGGAACTACGGCTCGCTCTGCTCTAAACCTTGGGATAACTGCGTCTACCATGCTAACCTCTTGTCCCCATTAAATATTGAATAAACTGTTGCACCTCAGAATCTTGCACTATACCACCATCTGCGTAGCCTGAGTATAGGTAAGCAAGCGGGTCTTCTTGCTCTTTTGATTTTAATTTAGGGGCAAATATGCTCTCACCTCCTATATCGTATAAATAGTCTATATCTACTAGTTCACCCGGAGAAGTCCGTATTCCCCCTATAAAAGTCCCAGAACTTTGTTCTACAGGTAAGTTTCCTTTAGGGGCAGGTTCGTCACCTTTAGGAACAAAAGTATCAGGTACAACTACTTTAGGTAGCTCACCTTTAGGAACAAAAGTATCAGGTATAACTACTTTAGGTGGATCGTCAGGAGGAGGCGGTGTGCCCTTAAGTCCTTCGCCAATTACTCTATCAGATATTTCTCCAGCTCCTACGCCCTTATTTTTACTGTCAGCCCCTACGCCTTTATTTTTACCTTCAATAGCAGCAGGAGGAATTCTTGTGCCTTTAGTAACCGTATCAAGAGCACCCATACCTCCAGCTACACTTAATTGTTCTGGTGCTTTAGGTAAAGTAGTGTCGTCTTTAGATGCAGCAGGAGTGCCTGTTAAAGTTTTATCGCTACCAAGGTCAACTCCTAAAGTAGTACCACCTGACTCATCTACAAGAGTTGTTTTAGGAACAACTTTAGATGCAACTTTGGCTCCTTGATTTAGAATCTGCCCTATTTGTTCTTCGGGTATACCTGTTTCTTTAGCGGTTTCACCTATTAAAATATCAAGTACGTCATCAGAAGTAAGAACATCCTTGGCACTAACTTTTCCTGTAATAACATCTTTTACTTTGTCTAATACTTTTTGCGCTGTTGGATCAAGACCCCCCACTCCTACTATTGTTCCAGCAGGAGTAGTTCCAATAGTGTTTACAGGATTGTTACCCCCCTGCCCAAATATTACTTGGCCCGCTCCTTGTCTAGGATACAGTATGGCTTTGTTAGGGTTAGGAATATTAAGTCCAATACCTCGAAGAATATCAAATACTTTATCCATAGCAGACCCAACTGCTGTCCCTGCTGTCGTTATAGCGCCTTGGGCTTTTCCTACTGCATCCGCTGCTTTATCCGCTAACGTAGGGTCAGCCGCCGCTTCTTGTTTCGCCCCTATATCTGCTAGGTAATCAACTATGTCTTGTTGGCTGGGCTGAGGCACACCTGCTTGTTTAGCTTTGCCCGCAACTAAAGCATTAATAGCTAGCTGGTTACTTTCATCCTGCCCCCCAAATTGAAGTATGTTCCTGACCATATCTTCGGTATCGCCTTTCATCTGATCTACAGAAAGACCTAAACGTTGCGCTTCTAACTGTTCGGGAGTTAATCGACCTTCTATAGCAGAAATAACTGCATCTGTGTACTGAGCATCCTTAACCATTCCGAGTTCAGGATTAGCTAAACCTGCTGCGATGTTGCCAATAAAACTACCGCCAACAAAGCTACCGTCGGTGGTCCCATCAAATTTTTTAACCCTATTACTCATACCCAACCTACGGTGTTGGTAGCGTTTCTGGCAACGCTGACACAAAAGTTACGGTTACTAGGGTAGACGGCACGGCAGGGCGGGGACTTGCAGCCGCCTGATAATCAACCGTTATGTTTGTATCGTCTGTTGCCCACATAAGTTCTATATATTGTCCTGCTTGTATGTCTATTGTAAAACTGTACCCAAAGTCATCTACTCCACCTGACCCTGATACTACGTGCAGTCTACCAGTATTCGCTATGTCTACCCCACTCCTACGCACCCAGAACGACACTTCTTTTGCGCTAGCACTACTGCTAGTAAGTTCTACTGAGAGTTCAAAGTTATAAACCCCTGAATGAGTCGGTGTAATCCTTGTCTTTGGTGAGCCTGTTACGCTTATGGCTTCACCTAAATATGTATTCTCAAACTGTAACGCATATGCTGTGTTTATAACACTGGCGTTCTGATCTACAGTAGAAAAGAACTTTGCATTAGGAGACTCTATAAACCGGCCTCCGTACTCCCCAAACACACTGTTTATACCGCTTGATAGCAAGTTAAAGAAGAGTCGCAAGATGTTGTTTAGTGCATCAAGGTACTCTTTTAACGGCCCAGCTTTGGGTATCGGTAGCGCAGGGACTTGAACTTTCTGTACGAGCCGCTCTGCCACTAGCCTCTCCTGCCGTCAGGACGCATCTCCAATCGTGGTATACCTAACTTCCATGCTACACCTAGCTCAGTAGACTCAAGCTTAAACGCCATCTGTCTACCCCGTACACGCACAAATACTTGCCCTGTAAACTTCTCAATAGGTACAGTAGCAGAACGAGTTACCGTAGCGTTGTCTACGCCACCCTCAGATGTAGGGTTATAGTAACCAGAGCCAGCGTTTTCCATAGGGAACAGAGTCATCACTGCCGCAGGGCTATCTACTGTAGAACCCTCAAACGTTATGTCAGGCAGCATACGATTAATAAACATGAACCTGTCACCATTATCCAAATCAAACTCAGAGGATAAGAGCGTAGCTGTAATAGCAGAGGGCACACCCGTTTGATTATCGTCCATACCAACTTCTTGGTTAACGAGGTTGTTACTGTAAGTAGCAGCTAGAGGATTCTCACGCAGATCAGAGTCTATCCAAGCACTACGTGCTAGTGTGCCGTAATACCAAATGTCTTGGAGGTAGTTGTACACCACGTAGCGATCATTCTGTGTAACCCCAGCAGAACAATAGAACCACCATATCTCGTCGAACCGCTCGTTAGTACCCGCTACGACTTGTGCATACTGAGTGAAGTTAAAGTCATTAAACACATAGCTCCGTACACTACACGGTAGGGTCTTAACCGTACCATCGTACATATAGAACTTGTCAGTACCCATCCAGTACGCAATGTTACCTGAATAAGCTGCTGCATTAGGACCAGCTATTGTTATGTTATCGCCTAGTAACTGAGCACCCCACACCTCTGGTGCGCCTAAATACTGCATACCGTATAGCGCAGTGTCAGTCCAAATAAGAACCTCTTGTCGTGCTTGTAGGGTTGTAATGATTTCACTGCCCCTAGACAGACGTAAGCTACCGGCTTGATTAGTCGCCGCAGGAGTCCAGTTAGCTACATCCTCTTGGTCAGACCAGCGAATCAACATAGGATCAAGAGTGGCACTGCCCAGTGCGTTTGAACCGAAACAAAAGGCAAAACGGAAGATGTCTGATACAAAGGTCTTGTTAACTATAGTAGGCACGTTGGATGCACTACCGAGAGAAGACACGTACACTGCACGAGTTGTCAGATCATTACTCGCATCCCAGTAGAATATCGGTCCACCTCTGTAGCCAAAGAACAAGTCCTCACCAAAGTTAGACTGACTCCATATCCGCATAGGAGCATCTGTAGCACCACTGCTCCCCCAAGTGCCTGACCCCCAAGTGCCAGCACTCCAACCTCTAAATGGAACGGCAATCTCGTTACCTGTGTTTATCTGATAAGTCGCAGTGACTGTACCACCACCTGTAGCAGCAGACGACGCTTGGCTTGCGGCAGTGATATTGTAAGAGTCCTCGTCTATAAAACTAATCTGAAACTCACCGTTTAGGGTAAGACCGCCCACTGCTGAAGCACCACTAAACGTAACAAAGTCATTCTGAAGTGCACCGTGTGCAACGTCAGCAACAAGAACAGTAGTAGAATTCAATGATGTGGTAAACGGGTTTGTCAGCGTTGCTGTGGCTCTAATAGGGGTAATGTCAAAGTAAGCTCCACCACGCTCGATGTAGTACTTGAGGTTAGTGCCTACGGCTACAAGGTTCTGTCTCTGGAGAGTAACCCAGTTAAGCATGGAGCGGCACACACCAAGAAAAGTAGCAGCAGATAGACGTACCCAACCCCCAATCTTCTGAGGCATACCCCGTCTGAACCGCACCTTGTCTGTCTCGTACCAACTGCCTTCAGCCGCATACCGCGTATTTTCACGGTCAACTCCCGGCTTTAACTGTAGTTGTTGTAGTGGCATGGACTAACCTCGTTATAGATACTCACCTGTTCTAATCATTTCGGTAAGCTCTACTGATCTGCTCCCGACTTGTCTAGCCCACTTGGAATCTAAAAATTCATCACTAGCAGCGTTGTAATCTGCTTCTTCCATAGCGGTCAAGGCGCGTCGAAACCCACGTAACTTCGTGGCTCCGAGGTTGAATCCGATGTCAATCATAGCATCTTTACGTGCATCATCAAGACCGTTAAACCAAGGGTACTCTGAGCTTAACTCTTTGATAACGCGTTCTATGTCATTCTCAAGTAGGTAGTTGACCTCATCGTCAGACAGACCTATCCCGTTGTTCATATCTACATTGCGTCCTATACCGAGGGTGTAAAAACCAGCAGGGCACTTGTAGATTACGTGTCGTCCATTAGTCTTAACCTCACCTTCGTGACGTTTTAGCATATCAATTAACTTCTGCATTTTACTTCTTTCCACTAGACCCGCCGTAGTAAAATGCCGCTGCCGTACCTAATATCCCGCTTAACTGCCCTAAAACTAACGATATAATCGTTTCGTCATTCTGATCGTGAGGGAGCATCGTTACCATAAGAACAAAAGCGCCGTAGAGAATAAGCGTCAATACAGAAAAGAGTTTAGGAGTTAGGTCAGAAGCAAACGCATCACGCGCTGATTGCCTGTCTTTAGTCTCTACTTTGAAAGACTCTAAGTCTATCTCCATCTCTTTAATGCGCTGCTTAAACTCATCGTCCGCTTGCTTTACGATAACAGCTTTGTCTGGCTCCCGTTCGATTAGGTCTTCAATCTCGTTAGCGGTGGTTGTACTGGGCATTCCCAATTTAGAGGCAGCGATCTTAACAGCCATCCCAGCAAGAGGTCCACCCGCAGCCGAAGCTATGTTAGGGGCTAGAGACTTGAGCAGACTTCCTAACTTCACGCGCCAACCTTATCAGAAGGCATTTGCTCCTCGGCTATGATTCCGTCTATGGTGTCACACACATCCCTAACGACTACGCCAGTAGTGGCAGACAAGGCAGAACGACCGACCGCTCTCATGCCCTTGTAAAGCTGGTTACAGTATAAATCCTTGTTGTCCATCACTTGTTGCACAGACGTACAGCTAGACAGCATAACAATAGCGCTAAGTATCAGTATTCGCATTCTTTTGCTCCTCTATGAATCCTTTTAGTCTTGATTTGTATCCATCCATGAAGTGGTCAGAGATAGCATCAGATACGCCACCGTCCTTGTCCTTCTTGGCTGGGTTTATAAAGTTCTTACCAGAATTGGCAAAGTATAACATTGTCTGTGACTTAGAAGGCCCGTAGCAGAACCTTGGTATCTTAGCCACGATGTCACTGCCCATGACGCAAGAGATTTGGTCGTCTAGCTCCATAGGACGCTTGAAACCTTTGAAAAACGTGTTTGGCTTACCGAAGGTAATAAGGCTCAGGTTAGGATGCTTTTTGTTTAACTTAGCCGCTGTTAGCTCCGCTAGAGCACCACCAAGACTGTGACCACATACTAGGGTACGTTTCTTGTAGTCTATAAGCTTCTTGATCTGACCCCAGACAGAGGCGTGAGCCGTGGCAAAGCCACCATGACAAAAGCGTCCCGCATACGGTACAGGGATAGCACTGGCGTTCCAAATCCAGTCAGCGGCTTGCTGTGTGCCTCTAAACACAATGATGTCTACCGACTTACGCTTAACAACATAAGCAGTGGTAGAGGTCCACTTACTTTCGATCTTAAAACTGTCGAAGTAGTTATTGTCGTTGTAAGCCTTCATCGACCACGAGCAAGCCATTGTTAGCAGTACAGGATCAAGTTTCATAACGACCTCATAGTGAGCTAATAAAAGCGATTATCCAACCTGCCCCACCTACGCACAACGCGGCGGCTATCATGGCAAAAACTAAGTTTTTAAGCTCTTGCTCTTTTCTCAGTTTCTCACGCTTTTCCCGATTGCGTTTGATAGCCTCTTGTGCCCGTCGGTGTCGCTCTTCTTCGCGTATCCGCATCATGCGCTGATACAGGGGCGTTTTACCTTTAGCCATGAAGATTTTCTTAACCTGCTCTTCATACTTGGCTATCTTCATTTCAGCTTCGACTAGCTTTAAGGCGTAGTTCTCTACTGATCCTGACGCATACGCCCCCGAAGCGGGACGGCGTTCTAGTTCTTGCTTTGCTTCTTGTACTTTATCTTTAGCATCGTAGAAAGAACCGAGCTTTCCAATAAGGTCAGTGGCATCCTGCCCCGTTTGAACTCCCTGTTGAATAAGCTCGAAAGCCTTGCTTGCCGCAGCAAGTGCTAGTCCTATCTCGATCATTTAGCATTTACTCAGCTTCTTCGCGTGGGTCAACCCAGCCATCTACCGCTGTGAAAGTCCCATCTGCCGCACAGGTATACTTGCAGCCGTACCAATCGTCAGGCGTTGATACACCCTCGATCACTGTAGCATTGCTAGAGTTAAGGTCACCGATGATAAAGTCTAAAGCAGACGGATCGCCCATCTCGATGTTGTCGGCAGTGACGTTAATACCGTAGTCATCAGCCACGAGGTATTTGCTAGTATTAGTATCGTTATCTACTATCGTTTTCATAGTCCTATCCTGTCAGTAAAAGT